GATGTCAGCACGACTCCCCATGCGGTGACCGGCTTCAAGCCGACTGCGCTTATTGTCGTCGACAGCACCAAGGTGACTTCGGACGCACTGCTCACGCTGGAGAACTTCCTATACGGCACGGTAGGTAGCGATCCGAGTTTGCCGCTTCCGGATGCTGTTCTGGCAATCTTTGCCGGCACCCTGACTCAGGTCACTCCGACGGCGCCAACTTACGTGCTGGGAACTCACACCATCACCATCCCAACCGTGGCTGGCGTGACGTACAAGCGCAACGGTATCGTCGTTACTGGCGACGTTGTGATCGCAGTGGACACCGTCATCACTGCTCAGCCGAACACCGGCTACAAGTTCCCCGCGGTTGTCGACGACGACTGGTTCTTCAGTTTCGCCTAGCTATTAAGAAAGGAGATCAGAGAATGCTCACTATTTGGGTTCCAATGTCGGAGAGTTACGATGAAAGCACTAACACTTTTATCACGGCATCGATTTTCAAGATGGATCTAGAGCATTCTCTGGTTTCTCTTTCAAAATGGGAGTCAGAATTATGTAAACCATTCTTGACAACGTCGGATAGAACGTCTGAAGAGACGTTGACTTACGTAAAGGCCATGGCTTTGACTCCGGAAATTCCCCCGGAGGTATTCCTACGTTTGTCTTCAGAAAATGTCACTCAAATTATTGGGCATATCAACGCTAAGATGACCGCGACGTGGTTTACTGAGATCCCAGGTGCAAGACAGAGTAGAGAGATTATCACAGCCGAGGTTATCTACTATTGGCTGATCGCTCTTGGCATACCATTCGAATGCCAATACTGGCATTTAAATCGGCTTCTCACTCTCATTAAGGTTTGTAACAAGAAGAACGAACCGCAAAAGAAGATGAGTAAGCGAGAATTGGCTTCTAGAAACCGAGAACTAAATGCACAACGACTCGCAAACTTAAACACTAAGGGCTGAAAGGAGGGTGCTCTATGGCAAGGGTTATTTGGGATCCAGTTGGTTCTCGTTTCTACGAAACTGGAGTAGATCGAGCTGTATTGTATGCAGACGGAGAAACCGCAGTTCCTTGGAGTGGGTTAACTTCTGTAACAGAGCATCCTTCTGGCGGTTCTCAAAGAGCGTACTATCTCGATGGTGAGAAGTATCTAAACGTCTCCTCTCGAGAAGTATACGAATCGACAATAACAGCATATACGTATCCGAAAGAGTTCTCAAAATGCAATGGTAGCAATGCAGTTCGAGCGGGATTGTATCTAACGAACCAATCGAGAACTTCATTTGGACTTACGTATCGAACTCTTGTTGGCGATGACTTGAACGGTTCCAATGGAGCGTATAAGATCCATTTAGTGTACGGAGCACTTGCCTCACCATCACAGACTGCATACAAAAGTCTTGGTGGATCCAGTGATCCTTCCGATTTCAGTTGGGACATCACAACAAAACCGCCGTTGACTCCGGGGTACCGTAGAACTTCGCATGTGGTCATCGATACGAGGTACGCGAGTTCGTTTGTCGTGAGCTCTATTGAAGATATTCTCTATGGGACCGTCTCGAGTTCGCCGCGGTTGCCTTTACTCAGCGAAGTGCTATCTATATTCGACTCTGGCGCAGAATTCCTTGTGACTGATAATGGCGACGGATCATTTACGGTAGTTGGCCCAGATTCTGCGATTACTATGCTGGATTCAACAACATTCCAAATTGTATGGCCATCAGCCGTATTCATTGATGCTATCAGTTACACACTTTCTTCATGACAGATAGGAGGCCTCGTGGCTACCGTTACAGGACTAACTGCAGCACGGATGTTGGCTATTGAGGCCGCTTCTGTTGTTGGTGGAACTATCAATGGTTCAGGTCATCTGATTCTCACCAAGCACGATAGTTCGGTTATCGACGCCGGATCCGTCGTTGGCACTCTTGATTCAGATTTGACTGCGATTGCGGCTCTTACACCAACGAACAATGACACCATGCAGTATATTGGTGGCGCTTGGAGTAATAGGACTGTTGCTCAGGTAAAGACAACACTTGCGATTGTCGAAGCCGATGTAACAGGCTTGGTTGCAGATCTTGCGGCAAAGGCCCCAATTGCAGCGCCATCGCACACTGGTAAGGCCACATTCGTAGCATCTGTGCATACCCCAGTCGCAGTTTCTGTAGTGGCCGCACATGCTTCGATCGATGCAAATGCGGGCAACATCTTCGACATTGCAGCAAATGCAAACTTTACACTGGACAACCCAACTAACGGCACGAACGGTCAAGTAATTCATCTACGTATCACTCAGGACGCAACTGGCGGTCGTCTTATCACACTTGGATCGGCTTGGAATGCTGGCCCCAACACTGTTGCTTTGTCAGCGGCAGCAAACAAGCGTGATCATCTAATTGCTCAGTATCATTCTGGCTCTAGCAAGTGGGATATTACCGGGTTCCAGGCAGGTTACTAATGACCATTGCCTTGGATCAATCTGGATCGGTTTCGATACTGTCGGGTACCACAACAGCAACGATCGATATAACCGCGGCGACCACAGGCGCCTGGGTTTATTTGTGGATCGCTTTGGGTGGAGTAGCAACTACCGGGCTTACCGTCACTGGTTTTACGGATGTGGTTACTCAACAAGATGAAGGTACTACACTCCATTACGCTCTAATGCGGCGCAAGAAGGTGGCTGGAGATACTACCTTTACTGCTAACTGGACTGGTTCCAATAAAGGTGTATTTAGTTGGGCGTCGTTCTCGGGTGTTGATGCAACAACGCCAGACGAAGCCGCAGTTATGGCAGTCAACGGTACCACTTCTAGAACCGTGGTGCCAACATCATCTGCTACTGCAACCGCTGCTAATCGCCACGCATTGGCGTTCTTTGCTGTTCGTACCACTACAAGTGGTATTGCGCCGTTTACGTGGACTCCAGATGCAGCTTTGTCGGAAGTTCTCGATATTGATAACGCAGCGGCCGCGTCTGCACCATGGATTGGCACCGAGTCCGCATTCTCAGCAGCTCCCGTTGCTTCTGGCGCACATACATATTCTGGTACTCACAGTGGCGGAAGTCTTTTGCACGATGCCTCGGCACTTCTATATTTGATCCCTGCCGCCGGTGGCGGCGGATCTACAAACTGGCAAGGTGGATTTGGAGATGTAATGTAGTATCGAAAGAATGGAGCCGAAGTGATTACATTTACTGTTACTGGCTCCTTCGCCAGGACACAATCATTTCTTAAGAATGTGTCTAAAATCGATATTGCAGGAATACTTCATGCGTCAGGTCGAGAGGGAGTAGCAGCTTTGGCTAGTGCCACCCCTACTGAAACAAGTAGAGCCGCTTCGTCATGGAACTATGAAGTAGCCGTAGTGCAAGGAGTTTATTCCATATGGTGGACTAACGCCGATATTGAGAATGGGTTCCCAGTCGTTATCATGCTACAATACGGGCATGGAACAGGCTCCGGGGGTTATGTCCAAGGAAGAGATTTCATAAATCCGACAATTCGCCCAGTGTTTGACAAGATCGCTGAGAGAGTGTGGAAGGTGGTGACTACCGCGTGAGCAGTATTGAAAATCGTGTTGTACAAATGCAATTCGATAATCGTCAGTTTGAGCAAGGCGTTAAAACAACTCTGTCATCGCTTGACTCGCTCAACAAGGGCCTTAAGCTCGACGGAGCCACTAAAGGTCTTGGCGATCTCAGTAACATGGCAAGTAAATTCTCTCTTTCGGGAATTGCTTCTGGTGTTGATTCCCTAGTCGAGAAATTCCGAACACTATCGATTATTGGGATCACAGCACTTACTAATATTGTAAATCGTGCCGCAACAGCGGGTTACCAAATCGTCAAGTCTTTGACTGTCGATCCAATTTCTGCGGGTCTGCATGAGTATGAAACTAATCTAAATGCAATTCAGACGATCTTGTCGAATACGGCACGAGAAGGCACTAACCTTCAACAGGTGAATGCTGCTCTGCAGCAACTTAATCTATACTCTGATCAAACGATTTACAATTTTTCCGAGATGGCACGGAACATCGGCACTTTCACCGCTGCCGGAGTTAAGCTACAGACTTCCGTAGATGCTATCAAGGGTATCGCGAACCTGGCCGCAATCTCAGGTTCTAGTTCCGAACAAGCATCTACCGCTATGTACCAACTGTCTCAGGCTCTTGCGACTGGGACAGTAAAGTTGATGGACTGGAACTCGGTTGTCAATGCCGGCATGGGTGGCGCTGTATTCCAAGAAGCACTTAAAGAAACGGCACGTGTCCATGGTGTAGCTATCGATCAGATTATCAAAGATGAGGGTAGTTTTCGAGACTCCCTACAAAAAGGCTGGCTTACTTCACAAATCTTGACCGAGACACTTCAGAAATTTACTGGCGACCTCACTGCTTCTCAGCTGAAAACAATGGGGTACACTGACCAGCAAATCGCTGGAATTCTCAAGATGGGCCAAACGGCTAAGGACGCGGCCACAAAAGTAAAGACCATGTCTCAACTCATCAACACTTTGCAAGAGGCTGTTGGCTCGGGATGGGCACAGACTTGGCAAATTGTATTTGGTGACTTCGAAGAGGCTAAGACCCTATTCACTGACATCAATAATGTCATCGGTGGATTTATTTCAACATCTGCGAATGCGCGAAACAAAGTTCTTGGTGACTGGAAAGCCCTCGGTGGTCGAACCGTTCTGATCGAAGCTATTGCAAATGCATTCCATGCTTTGATTGCTGTTGTGACACCTATTCGAGATGCGTTTCGTGAGATCTTCCCGGCAACTACAGCCAAACAACTCTACGATTTGACTGTTGCTATTCGAGACTTCACGGCAAAGCTCAAAATAGGAGCAGATACTGCGGATAAGCTTAAAAGAACTTTCGCG